TATCGCAGGTCGGGGAAGGAACCAAGCGGCGATCTATACGGTTCCTACGGGGCACTCGTTCTACCTCGGTCGCATCGACGCTTTTACAGCGACAGCTAACAACGACACTAAAATTATGACGTTCAGAAACCAAGTGACTTTTTCTGATGGCCGGGTTTTTGACGTTGCTCAAACGAGCTTTACTTCTCGCATGGACATTGCACGGATTATGCCGTTCAAGGTTTCCGCTAAGTCAACCATTGAGTTTCAGCTAAAGATGTCTGGTCAGACGGCGGACATCGGTGTGTTCGGTGAGGGCATCGTGGTCAAAGAGCAAGGAAGCTTGTAATGGCTAAAATTGACAAGGACAAGATGGCTTGCAACAAACCCCGCCGGCAGAAGTCGGGCGGCAAGAAGTTTGTTGTGAAGGCTTGTAAGGACGGGAAAGAAAAGATCGTGCGTTTTGGTGACGCCAACATGACGATTAAGAAGTCGGATCCCAAGCGCAGGAAGTCTTTCCGTGCGCGGCATGGATGTGATACGAAGAAATTAGATAAACTATCGGCCAGATACTGGTCCTGCAAGATGTGGTAATTAAGATGAGCAACGTGCAAATAACTGCCGAGGAGCTTGAAGACATGCTGAACCGCTCCGCGAAGCGAGGAGCGAGGGCCGCGCTTGAAGAGCTTGGTTTGCATGATGATACGGCTCCCAAGGATTTGGACGAGCTGCGCAGTCTTTTGTCCGCATGGCGTGACACCCGCAAGGCGGTGTGGCAAACAACTGTCAGGCTTGCCACTGGTGGTCTGCTGTTGTTTATAGCGGGTGCTGTGTGGATGTCGTTTAAAGATAACGTGGGTCAGTAGTATGAACCGCACTAACATGTCGTTTCAGGTAACTAAGCCGCCGGAGAAAAAGTCTAATGGCCGAAAAAACGAAGAAGGACGCTTGTTATCACAAGGTGAAGGCTCGGTACAAAGTGTGGCCGAGCGCCTACGCAAGCGGAGCACTGTCGAAGTGCCGCAAGGTCGGCGCGGCAAACTGGGGCGAATCTTCTAAGCAAAAGAAAGCAGAGGGTGGTTTGATTACTGCAGTTGACAACCCTAAGCGGCCTGCTCGCAATCGCTATAAGGATGACGGGATGATTGCTTCTGGTTGTGGCTGTGTTGAAGAGAACCGCCGCAAGAGTACGAGGACGTTTTAATGGCGAAGGAAAACTCTTTACGCAAATGGTTCTCGCAGAACGACGGGAAGGGCTGGGTCGATTGTAAGACCGGCAAGCCTTGCGGTCGTCAGAAGGGCGAGAAGCGTAAGGGGTATCCTGCTTGTCGTCCAACGATGGCACAGTGTACATCTGCTGCGAAGAAGAAAAAGTCTTCTAAGCGGATCAGCTGGAAAGCGAAAAACGGTGGCCTGGTGAAGGTGTTTTGATAACTGAGAGGAATATGCTATGAAGGATCTAAGTGGCGACGGCAAAGTGACTAAGAAAGATGTCTTGATTGGTCGCGGTGTAATTGAGAAGAAAAACGGTGGCATGATTAAAACCGGCTATAAAGACGGCGGCATGGTCAAAGGCTACGCAAACGGTGGGTGCGTCATGGTAAAGACAAACCAGAATCCAACGATAACGTAAGTTGATAAAATGACAACATCTGGTTCAAGAGACTTCAACCTCGACGTCGCGGAAGCGATAGAAGAGGCGTATGAGCGCATCGGTCTTGAGATGCGGACGGGTTACGACGCTAAGACGGCTCGCCGCTCGATGAACTTGATGTTCGCCGAGTGGGCAAACCGCGGGTTAAACCTTTGGACAGTGGCAACTGGAACTACAACGGTCACACAAGGTACTTCACAGTACACTCTTGCTGAAGACGTTGTTGATCTGTTGGACATGGTGCTTCGTCGCAGCGGCACTGACTACGAGATGACTAGGATTAGCCGTGGGGATTATCTTGATTTCCCAAACAAGACAGACCAGGGCCGGCCTTCGCAGTTTTATTTTGACCGGCAAATTGCCCCTCAGATTACTCTCTGGCAAACTCCAGAGAACAGCACGGATCAGCTGGTCTACTACTATGTGCAGCGCATCGAGGATGTAGACAGTCTTACGAACACCACAGCCGTTCCTTTCCGGTTCTACCCTTGCATGGTCGCAGGACTTGCATATTATTTAGCTATTAAGCGGGCGCCGGATCGTGTTCAGATGATGAAGTCAATCTATGAAGAAGAGTTCCAGCGGGCGGCTAATGAGGACGAGGACAAGGTGCCTTTGATGTTGACCCCTAGTATCCGCTACTTGAGGGTCTAAGCCATGTCGTTTGCTTCAGACAAAAACGCCTTTGGAATATCGGACCGCTCGGGTTTCCGGTATCGTTTGCGTGAGATGCGCAAAGAATGGACTGGTGCTCTTGTTGGCCCTGATGAGTACGAGCCAAAGCACCCTCAGCTCTACCCGCCGCGGCCTGGTCCAGATCCGCAGGCTCTTAAAAATCCCCGCCCTGATCAGCCAGAAGCCTTGCAGGTTTATGTTGATGTGCCAACAGTAGAGGCGCCTAGCCTTGTCAATGTTCGTATGATAGGTAAGGCAGGACAAGTTACGGTGGTGACAACATGAGCTTTACATACGGTCAACTCAAACAGGCCATCCAAGATTATAGTGATTACGACGAAACCACTTTCGTCAACAACCTCCCGTTGTTTATCCGCATGGCGGAAGAGCGTATCCTAAAGCAGGTCCAGCTTTCTTTGTTCCGCAAGAACGCTACAGCAAGTGTATTCGCAAACGGACAATACGTTACTCTTCCTACAGACTTTCTTGCGCCCTTTTCTTTGTCGCTGACGGGAACAGATGGCGACAAGTTTTTCCTTTTGTTCAAGGACCCAAGCTTTGTGCAGGAGTACAACCCTGACCCAACCACAACGGGTGCACCGGTGTACTTCTCTCAGTTTGACCTGGACAACATTGTACTGGCCCCCACACCAGACGCTGACTACACAGCCGAGCTGCATTACTTCTACCGCCCAGCCAGTATTACCACGCTAGGTGACGACGGTACGACTTGGTTGAGCATCAACGGGGAAATGGCTTTACTATACGGCGCATTGCTTGAAGCGAACATTTTCCTTAAAGGTGAGCAAGATGTTATGCAGATGTATTCATCTCGTCTCCAGGAGTCGATCGCAGGGCTCAAGCTCTTGGGTGAGGCTAAGGAGGTGACAGATGAATACCGGCGTGGTAAGGTGTTGAGGCCAAAGCAATGACGGTTGGTTTTTTAGACGTACCCAAAGACATTCCACTTGTCGGTGTACGCACAACGAGTAATCGAGGGTTTTCGCCCGAAGAGCTCGCAGAGCAGGCCGCAGAACGGATCGTCTCCGTTTCTGATTCGGCCCACCCCACGCTTAGAGCGCAGGCGCATGCTTTTCAAAAGCAGATCGCAAAGGTCGTCGAAGAGTACCTTAAACAATCTATTCGCAGCGACCGCACAACTGTGTATAATGCCCTTAATGACTCTGGGCACCCCGAACTGGCCGATCTTATAAGGAGACTTTGACATGGCTTTCACCGGTAACTTCATGTGCACGTCATTCAAGAAAGAACTTCTTGAAGGCGGGCATAACTTTCTACTCAGCGGCGGCGACACTTTTAAGCTCGCCCTGTATGACAACAACGCTTCGTTTACTGCGGCGACCACAGATTACACGGCTACTGATGAAGTAGGTGACTCTGGTTCCTACGCTGCAGGTGGTGGTGAGCTTACTCGCATCGATCCTACCTCTTCTGGTACGACAGCGTTTACAGATTTTGCAGACCTGACATTTACGTCTGCTACCATCACTGCTCGCGGTGCGTTGATTTACAACACAACCGAAGGTGCAGGCACGGGCACAACAAACTCTGTTGTGGTTCTAGACTTTGGCGCTGACAAGACCTCAACATCTGGCGATTTCCAAATTGTCTTCCCAACTGCGGATGCGTCTAACGCTATCATCCGTATCGCCTAAATACTTTAAGGAGAGCGCGGCATGGCCCTTGTTGTCAAAGACCGAGTCAAAGAGTCGAGTACGACTTCTGGCACCGGAACATTAACGCTCGCAGGCGCGGTAACAGGCTTTCAGGCTTTCTCTGCCGCGCTCTCCAACGGCGACACAACCTACTACGCAATTGCTGAATCAAGCACTGGTGCGTGGGAAGTAGGTCTTGGTACATATACCACGTCTGGAACGACACTGGCTCGGACAACAGTTTTGTCTAGCTCCAACAGCGGCTCTGCAATTAACTTGTCTGGAGCGGGTGCTGAGGTGTTCATCACTCAGCCTGCGGACAAAGCAGCGT